AGCCAGCGGCACGATCACCTTCGACGCCCCGCCCGCCGCAGGCACGCAGATCGCCTGCACGGCCCTTGGCCTCCGCACCGTCCAGCCGCCGATCGATCCGACCCTCTACCTCTTCGCTTTCGACGCCAGCACCGACGGCCTCACCACCTACAGCGGCCGCCTGCTCAATGCCGACCGCCCGCCATTGCCAGCACTGCCCGAGACCGCCAGCACCTGGACAATCAAACGCCTCACGCTCAACGCCGCCGGGCGCGTGCTCGCCACCGCCTCGGCCACTGGCTCGTGGGCTAACCGGGAAAGCCTCTCCTTCCAATGACGACAATCACCGAGAGCAACATTTCCCAGCAACTCGATCTCTCGAGCTTCGACCTCACGCTCCCCGGCCTCGTCGTCGAATATCCAACACGCTCGAGCTTCCCAAGCATCGGAAAAGCCGACCGCCTCTACATGGCCCTCGACGAAGCCATGCCCTACCGCTGGTCGCCCTCCGCCAGCAGCTACTCGCTCATGATTCCGATCATCGACGCGGGAGCTTTTTGACACTCACCCACCCACGAACACCAACCCAAACAACCACCACCTAAAAAGCCATGGCTAATCCCATCCTCAAAATCAAACGCGGTTCCGGCACGCCGGTCTCGCTTCAAGTCGGCGAAATCGCGTTCGACACAACAAACAAATCCTTCTTCATCGGCACAGCCGAAGGCGTTCTGCCAATCGGCGGCGAGCATGTCTTTGCGAAAAAGACCTTCGTCAACGATGCAGTCGCAGCCGAAGCCTCGCTCCGCAGCTCGGCCGACTCGACCCTGACCTCGAACCTCAACAGCGAAATCAGCCGCGCCACCGCCGCTGAAGGCGTTATTGCAGGCAACCTCGCAACCGAGATTTCGGACCGCGCCGCCGCAGTTTCTGCCGAGGCCTCCGCTCGTTCCGCAGCGGACACGACTCTCCAAAGCAACATCAATACGGAAAAAGGCCGCATCGACGCGATCCTTTCCGCTTCCCAGGCTGACAAAGACAGCTTCGCCGAGATCGTCACTCTCATCAACAGCGTCGATACGAGCAACGACTCTGCGTTCGCTGGTTATGTGACCTCGAACAACGCCGCTCTCGCCAGCGAGACCAGCGCACGCCAATCGGCCGACACCGCCCTCGGTGGCCGCATCGACGGCGTGGAGACAGCCGCGACAGCCCTGACCACCCGCGTCACCGCAGCCGAGGCCGACATCAACACCGAAGAGTCCGCCCGCGCCGCAGCCGACACGACTCTCCAAAGCAACATCACCGCCGAAGCGAGCACCCGCGCCAGCGCTGACACGACCCTGCAAAGCAACATCACCGCTGAAGCGAGCACCCGCGCCAGCGCTGACACCAGCTTGCAGACCAACATCACGGCCGAGGCGACCGCCCGCGCCAGTGCAGACGACGCGCTCGACGCACGCCTCGACAGCCTCGAGAGCACAATCGACGGCGGAACCTACTAACCGCAACCCACTCCCCGGCGGGGCGGCCGATGCCGCCTCGCCAAGCGGGGGGAGTCTAAAAAAACCGCTGAATAAATCCGGCCCATGCCAAATCCAACCATCATTCCGAAAAAGTCGGTCCAGAGCGGAGCCATCCCGACGACCTCTCAGCTTTCGCTGGGAGAGATTTGTGTGAACCACAGTGACCGGCGAATCTACTCGCGCAACCCAAGCACGGGAGAGGTATATCGCCTCGCAGGCGCAGGCGAAACCCCGGATCGCGTTTTCGTTTTCGACTCCGCAGGAGACACCACCTACCTCGGTTACCTTTTGTATTCCGACGTGCCCGCCACCGGCTCCATCTACGACGCCGCGCAATGGGAAATCTCCCGAACCCAATTTTCCGCAGACGGCAACTCCAGCAGCGAAGCCAGCGCCACCGGCGCGTGGTCTTCCAAAAGCAATCTCACCTACTCCTAAAAATGACAGCCACTAATCCCATCGAAATCGACGGCAAGTCTTTTGACCGTTACAGCCTCAACCTCGCCATCAACGGCAAATACAACGCCGACGGAACGCCGGATGCGTCCATCGCTGCTCGTTTCATCCCCACCCGCTTGGTCGAGGACTGCGAGCCAGAGCAGGCGCAGGAGCAAAGCGTCAACATCGCCCTCGGTAGCCTCTCAGGTTCCGACCCCGCCACCCTCACTGCCGTCGCGGAAATCAGCGCGGCTTTGCAAAAATTCATCATCTCGAAAGGACTCTAAGCCATGGCAAACTATCGCGCAATCGCATCGGGACTCTGGAGTGCAGGAGCAACATGGGCAGGAGGCGCAGTGCCGCCGAATGGTGAAGGCCACAGCATCTATTCCAACAATTTTACAATCACCATCGACCAGAATGTTGATGTGGCACTTATCACAAATGGATCGGTCACTGCATCGTTTGTCGGGGGGGGCACATCTGCCGCAACTGGCGGTGCATTCTCTGTCGCGTCAAGCGGACTTTCAATTTTGGCAAACATAAGAGGAGTAAATAATGCTACGAATGCCCTGTCTTTTTCTGCTTTAAGCCCTTCTACGCTAACTATTAGCGGAAATATTACTGGTGCAGCGGCGGCCGGAACATTAACAACCGGTCATGCAGTGGCTAACGCATCGACTGGCACGATTACAATAAACACATCCACGCTTACTTCTGGATCTCTTAATTCTCAAACGCGAGCAGTCAATAATTCGTCCTCTGGAACTATCATATTAAATACATGCGTAATTTCCAGTGGCTCTGGTAGAAACCAAGAAGCCTGCGTGTATAATGCTTCGGGAGGAAGCATCATTGCTTCAAATTGCAGTGTTGGCGGAGGAGTTGCCATATACAGCACAAGCAGTTTAGTTGCAACAGACTGTTTATTTACCGCAACAACGGGAGGCGCGTCGTTAGAAGGCTCTGGCACATTGCGCTTATCTGGGGCTTTTGTTGCAGCGACCAACGGGCGTCAACCAATTAACGCCGCCGTTTGGATTTTGAACACAACTCCGACAGCCTCCTACATCCAACATGCCCTCGACGGCATCAACGCCAACAGCTTCGTCCGTTACTACACCGCCGACAACTCCCTCGGCCAAGCCAACCCCACGGATGTCCGCAGCGGCGTGAGCTACGCCAGCGGCAACCTCACAGGTCGCCTCACCGTTCCCGCTCGCGGATCGATCGCGCTCTCGGTCAACTACGGGCCATCGATGCCGTTCACGGCCACGCGATCCGGCACGACCGCCACGGCAACTCTGGCTTACAGCTACCCGCTCGTCGTCGGCGACCAAATCACGGTGACAGGCGCAAGCAATAGCGAATGGAACAGCACCTACACCATCGCCTCCGTCGTGAGCGGCACTTCGGTCACATTCGTTGTCCCTGCCACCCACAGCGCCACCGCAGGCACAGGCGCACTCATGCAAACCACCGGAACCGCCGTCCTCGATCCCGCAGCCGTGGCATCCGCAGTCTGGGGCGCAGCCAGCCGCACCATCACAGGCGGATTGGTCGATACCGCGACAACCCTCACCAACGCCCCCGCCTCAGTCACACCAAGCGACATCTGGAGTCATGCTACCCGCACCATCACAGGCGGAACGGTCGATACATTGACCAACGCGCCAACCGTGCCCTCCGCCAGCGCCATCGCCTCACAGGTCCGCACCGAGCTTTCGGTGGAGCTTGGCCGGGTGGATCAAAACATCTCATCCAGACTCGCCGCCGCTGATTACACAGCACCGAGCGCCGCTCCAACGGTCACAGCAATCCGGCAGGAAATGGACAGCAACTCGACCAAACTCGCCAATCTCGACGCCAGCGTTTCGAGCCGTCTTGCAACATCGGGCTACACCGCGCCGACCTCGGCCCCAAGCGTGGCCGACATCCGCACCGAGCTGGCCGTGGAACTCGGGCGCATCGACGCGACCGTGTCCTCGCGTCTCGCATCCGCGTCCTACACTGCCCCGACAACCCCACCCACAGCGGCTCAGATTGCCACAGCCGTCGAAGGTTCGCTCCTCAACGAAGCAGACGGACAAGCCGTCCTCAACGCCCTCGTCAGCGCCATCGGCAACACGAACCTCTCGGAAGTCTCGCTGGTCGCCGCCGTCCGCGCCGACCTCGAGCGCAACGGCGGAAAGCTCGACAGCATCCCGACGACCTCGGCCCCATCGGCCTCCACGGTCGCCGGTGCAGTCCGCACCGAGCTCGGCACCGAACTCGCCCGCATCGACGCCGCCGTCTCGACACGCCTCGCCTCGGCCAGCTACACCGCACCGACCACGCCGCCGACAGCAGCGCAAAACGCCTCGGCCGTCCGCACCGAGCTCAGCACCGAGCTGGGCCGCGTGGACGCCGCCGTCAGCACCCGCCTCGCCAGCAGCGCATACACAGCGCCTGCGAACAGCGACATCAGCGCGATCAAATCAAAAACCGACAACCTACCCGCCTCACCCGCCGCCACCGGCGACATCCCATCGGCCAACATCGCAGCCATCAAAGCGAAAACGGATCTACTCAACACCGACCGCCTCGCCAATGTGGCGACCACGAACATCGTCGGAACGCTTCTAGCTCAGTCGCAAAGCTAATGAGCAGCGAGATCGTCCGAAACAGACCAGGGTTAAAAATGAGCGTCGGCGAGTTCATCGCCGCGCTCGCCCTGGTGGCAACCGTCTTCAGCGCCTCTCAAGCGTGGTGGATTCTTCCCGAAAAAGTCTCCCGAGTGGAGGTGGAGAACGAAAAGCAGGAGCAGCGACTGCAAAAGATCGAAGCCACCGCCGCCGATCGCGCCGAGACTTTGGCCCGCATCGACGAACGCACCAAGCGGATCGAGCAAATCCTCGCCTCACGCCCATGAGGCTTTGACATGCCCGCAGGGGAGATGAAAGCACTCCTCTCCAAGCTCAAAGAGCCGAGCACCATCCGTGGCGTCGCCATTCTCCTCGGCCTGGCAGGAATCAACCTCGACCCCGAAGCCGTCAACGCCATAACCGCAGGCGTGATCGCCGTCATCGGACTGATCGAGGTTTTCCGGAAAGAGAAATGACGCCCGCAAAAGTCGCCGCGCTGATGGTCCTCCTCGGCTGGATATTCCTCGCCCTCGCCTTCCTCACCGGCTGCGAAACCCTCGGCGTCTCGCTCGAGACAGACTACGGCCGCTTCACCTACCAGCTCCCCGAAATCCCAAGCCGCACCCTCCGCGACAAGTGATGCACATTTTCGACTTCCTCCGCCGCATGTTCCCCATGGCCCAGCCACCCGCCGCGCCAGCACCTGCGGAACCGAAGCCCGCGCTAGCGCAAAAGAAAACCACCCCCGCGCCTGCGCCCGCTAAATACTACCCACAAACCAACCGGAAAACGCCGAATGTCTCGGCCGGCCGCGTTATCAAGCCCACCCACATCGTCCTCCACCACAGCTCCGGCGCTTACGCTGGATCGGTCTCGTGGTGCATGGACCCCGTCAGTAAAGTTTCCTATCACTGCATTATCGCTCGCAACGGTAAGCGCACCGTGCTCGCCCTGCCCAGCCAACGCACCTGGCACGCCGGCGTCAGCTCGTGGCAAGGCCGCAAAGACGCCAACTCCTTTGCCATCGGCCTCGCATGGGAAGGTGACACCTACCAAATACCACTGGGCGAAGACGCCATCCTGAGTGCGGTCGAATACCTTTTGCCCATCCTCGACGAATACCACATCCCCCTTTCCAACATCATCCGCCACGCCGACATCGCGCCGGGCCGCAAAGACGATTGCAGTCCTGCCGCCCACGCCGCCCTTCTCGCCGCTTTGAACCGCGCCGCATGAGCCGCAAAGCCAAAGCCAACCTGCCGAAAGACCGCGAGGCCATCCTCCTGCAAGTCCGGCAAACCTTGGCCGAACATTTCGACTGCGGTGTTTGCGTAGTCTCTTGGGAGGACCAGGGCACCACCTACGACATGGATTTCAAATTCGGCAACAGCCACGCCGCCCGAAACCTCGCCCGCGAAGCCGAGGATATTCTCTGGCCGCTCGAGGACGAGGAAGAAGAAGACGACGAGGAGGAAACTGCTTGAAGGCCACGCTGGAGTTCACCCTGCCCGAAGAACGCACCGAACACATCTGCGCCGTCAAGGGCATGGATACCGTTTTAATAATCGACGAACTTCTTAACGAAATCCGCTCCTACCTTAAACATGGCAGCGGCGAGTTTCGCGAATGGCGAGACTTCGAAGGCGTCACCCAAAAAGGATGCGACGCCACGCTCGAAAAAGTCCGCGACTACATTTGGGAGCTTCGCAAAGACAACGAGATCCCCGACCTCCCATGACGCCGATCAAAAAATGGAAAAAGTGGATGGCCGTGGGGTGCAGCCACGGCGCCGAGATCGATCCCGAAGCCCGCGCCGCCGTGCTGAAATTCAAAGCCGCCTGGAAGCCCCAAACCACGATCCACCTCGGCGACTTCATTGACCTCTCCGCCTTTCGCGCCGGAGCCATCCGCGACAGCAACGACGCAGACCACGCCGCCGATGTCGCGGGGGATCTCATGGCCGGCATCGAGTTCCTGCACGAACTTGAGCCCAACCAAATCCTCTGCGGAAATCATGAAGCCCGCCTCTGGAAATTTTCAAAAAGCCCGAACGCCCTCTTGGCCTACGCGGCCAATCTCACGATCCAGAAAATCGAAGAGACCGCCAAAAAACTCCGCGCCCCTCTCACGCCCTACGGAATCCGGAATTTCGTCGAACTCGGCGGCACCAAATTTGTGCATGGGAGTATGTTCAATACCATGGCCGTCAGGGATCACGCGGAGACATACGGCAATGTGGTCATGGCGCACCTCCACCGAGTCGGTTGGGAGCGCGCCCGCAACATCGACGGCGCATCCGGCTATTGCGTTGGAATGCTCGCCAACTTCGACATGCCGTACGCCGCCGAACGCCGTGCCACCCTAGCGTGGTCGCAAGGCTTCGCGTGGGGGCACTACTGCGACAATTCCCTCACCGTGAATTTATGCGAACGAAAAAAAGGCCAGCCCTGGCTTCTCCCGATCTAAGCGCCGCGTGGAGATCCTTCTTCGCAGATGTCGCAGTCTGCGACCCAGCCGAACTAAAAAAGGAAGGCTGGATGACCAACGCCGAAATCGCCGAGCAGTCAAAGCTAGAAGGCGAAGCAGGCAGGCAGATCGCAGAAATCGCTTTCCGCCGTGGCGTCCTTGAAAAGAAAGTCGCCAAAATTATTGTAAGCGGCAAGCGGACCAATGTGAACTTTTACCGGCCAAAAGGATAGGAATCAGGGCAACATCGGGCAACAGCGTTGCAAGTAGTTGATAATCAAAACCAGTAAAGCGACTCAAAATCGCGTTTCTCACGAAGTGTCGGTTCGATCCCGACCGCCGGTAATTTCTTCACCGAAAGCCCGCAGAGGTGCATAAACAAAGCCTCTGCGGGCTTTTTCGTTTCTGATTTGTTTCGACTCGTTTTGACCGCTTGTGACATTAATAGGTTGATTTTGCGGGCAACACGGGCAACAGATGAAATTGCTATGGCAACACGACTTTTGTCCGAGGGAACGCGATTCTTTGTTTCCTTCTACCCGGCGCGGCCCTCGACCCCGTGGAAAATGGAAATTCCTGCGGCGGTGGCTGGCTCTAGGATTCGCCGCTTTTTTGCGGAGGAGGCTACCGCTTACATTGAGGGCGGTCGGCTGGTGGCTCAGATCAAGGAGCAGGGGACGGATTCGCTGAAGGAACCGACGGGCGTGTCGGTGGCTCGGGCGGTGGCGATGTTCAATGGTCAATTTTCGGACTACTCGAAATCGCATCGGGAGAAAGTGGAAAAGGTGACGCGGTGGATTGCGGAGGGATTCAGCGGGCCGCTCAAGGGCGTGACTCCGGTGCGGTGCCTGGAGTGGTTCAAGACGATCAAGGGGTGCTCGACTTCGCGGGCGACGATCTACCGCTACGCTCGGATGTTTTTTAATTGGTGCGTGAAGATTGACCTTCTCGACAAGTCGCCGTGGCGGCCGGTGGTGTGCCCTGACTCGACGCCGAAGCGAAACATCCTTACTCCCGAGGAAATGGTGACGCTTTTATCAGACGAGGCGATGAGCGACACGCTGCGGGCTTCGATTTTGCTGGGTGGCTTCGCGGGCTTGCGGACGGTGGAGATTTTGCGGCTTCGGTGGGAGGATGTGGAGAAGGGCCAAATTTATATCGGGCCAGAAGTGGCGAAGCAGAAAAAGAAAGGCAACCGCGAGCGCCTTGTGGATATGACGGAGCCGTTGAAAAAGCGCATGAAACTTTTCAACGGAAAGCGCGGGCCTCTGGTGGCCGGCACGGAGGCGGAATTTTACAAGGAGCGGCGCGCGCTCGTGAAGCGGCTCCGGCGGGAGGGCGCGGTGGCTTGGAAGACATTTCCAGAAAACTCGCTCCGGCATTCTTTCGCTACCTACCACCTCGGCAAATCCAACGACCCCGGCCGCACGGCTTACCAGATGGGCACGAGCATTCAG